AATGGGAAAATTCAAGAAAATTTGATTGAGGTAAAACCTAAAAGGCAAGTTGAAGGTCCAAAACCAAAAGCAAGAGTGACTCAAAAGCAACTCTATGAAATAAAAGAGTATGCTAAAAATCAAGCAAAATGGAAAGCAGCAAAAGAATTTTGTGCTGACAGAAAGTGGGAATTTAAAATATTAACGGAGGATAATCTTGGCGTATAAAACTATTTTTGAATCTATCCAACAAGACATTGGTGGCAGAAGTAGATCAAGAAATTGGTATAGGCAAAAAATTTATCAAAAAAGTCCTACAAATATTATAACTGACGAAAGGTCTGATGAGATTGGAGATGAATTGAAAAGAGATGCAAATCTAACCACTACATTTCCAAGATTATTTAACTTAATGTTCTATCAGTATGAAGCAAAGACAAGACAAGACCTTCCATTTTATGATAAGTATCCTCTAGCATTTGTTTTAGAAACTGATAATAAATCCTTCTTTGCAGTCAACTTACACTATTATTCTCCAGAGGAAAGGATGGGTCTTGTAGCAAGTTTGGCAGAAGATAAAATCCCAAAGTTTCGTAAAGGAGCACATAAATACTTATTATCAGAGGTAAGAAGTCCTTACTTAATTTTAGCACAACCAGAATGGCAAACCATGTGTCTACTACCTGTAGAAGAATTTGTAAGGGACTTGGGTGGGGTAGAAATACCAATCAAATCAGAAAAAGTGTGGGGTAGATAAATGGAAGACGAAACTTTAGATACTGGTCCCAATAATGTAGCTGAAAATTTAGGGGTTAGTGCAGATCTTGTAAGATCTTTCCCCACTCCTGGTGGAGGAGCAGCGTTTAAGGATTTAACTTATCCAAAATCATATCCCCCTGGACAAGATAAAATTGTCATAAGACAAATTAAGTATGTTAGAAAAGGATTAATACAAACAGAAAGTTCATTTAATTCAACTCCTTCGGAAGAAATAAAAGGATCAGTAACTTTACCCATGCCTAATGAACTTTCTGAAAGCAATGCTGTTAAGTGGGGAGAAAGTACTCTAAGTAATACTGCTGCTGCTTTGATGCCATCTTTGGCAAAAGCAGTAAGTACTGTTGCTGGTGGAGATGGTGCAGGGTTTTTTGATTCTACAAAAGACTTTGGCACTGCACTTACAAACCCAGCTTTGGCTAATAGATTGAAAACATATATGCCTGTAAATATTGCAGCAGGTCTCTTAAAGAGAGCAAATATTAATGTTGACCCAGAAGCATATATTTCCAGAGCAACTGGATCTGCAATTAACCAAAATCTTGAGTTGTTATTTAATGGTCCAACTTTAAGACAATTTGGATTCTCATTTAAAATGACTCCTACAAGTAAAGAAGAAGCAGCAGATATAAGAAGGATTTTAAACTTCTTTAAAAAAGGAATGGCACCAATAAGAGGAAAAGATCAACAGTCTTCTTTTTACTTAGGTGCCCCAAATGTTTTTAAAATAGAATTAAAGTCTGCAAGTCAATTGAAAAGTATAGGCAGAATTAAAACCTGTGCATTAGTGGCTTGCAATATTAATTATACTCCTGATGGTTTTTATGCTGCGTATAGAGATTCTCAAGCAGGAGGTTCTCAACCAATAGCAGTCACCATGTCATTAGGATTCACTGAACTTACCCCAATATTCAGCGATGAATTTGGAGAAACTGGGGATACTGATATTGTTGGTCCATATGATTATAACTATGTTTCTCCAGATCTTCCAAATGTAAATACAGATAATCCTAGAGATCCAGCAACTGCAAGAGCTCAAGCAGCAGCAGAAGGAAGGCCACTTCCATCTGATGTTAGAAGATCCAATACTCCTGGTGCAACTGGAAGATCTGCTGGAACATCAGCAGATCTCAACTCTGGGTATGGAGAATCAGGAGGATACTAATGACATATTTCAGAGAAGTATCAGACTTACTTTACCAATCTCAAGAATCTAACAGAAACTCTTCAACTGATTATGTAAGAGTAAAGAATCTGTTTAGAAGAGCAAAGATTCGTGACGACTTATTCACCACTGTAACTGCATTTGAAAAGTATAAAATTACTGGTGATCAAAGACCAGATCAAGTTGCAGAACAATATTATGGCAGTGCTGCCTATGATTGGATTGTCTTAATCTCAAATAATATTTTAAATGTAAGAACTGAATGGCCTTTATCTAATATAGATTTTGAAAGATACTTAACTAGAAAATATAGTTATGATCAATTAAATTCTGCACATCACTATGAGACTACTTTAGTTAGAGACTCTAAAGGGAAAATGATCATCCCTGCAGGTAAAATAGTTGAACCTAATTTTACCATTAAGTATTTGGATCAGAGTATTACTCAAACAGTTGCAACAACTACTCCATATGTCTTTAGTTCAGAGGAGACAACTTTTGATAATTCTCTTGTTACATTTGATTCATTTACACAACCACAAACAATTGGAACTTATGTGACAGTTAATCCAGTAAAAATAGTTAGTATAGAAGAATATGAAATACAACAGAATGATAAGAAAAGAAATATCTACTTGTTGCGAAAAAGATATTTACAAACTGCCATAGACGACATGAGAGAAATCATGTCCTATGGGTTCTCTTCTCAGTATGTAGATGATGATACTAAGAAAGGAGAGAGTATTAGAGTACTCTCTCCAAGATAAACTTATACTAAAGTTAAACTGGTAGAACCAATACCAACAACAGTAAAGGTTAAAGTATTTCCTGTTACTGTAATTTGAACTGGATTAGTAACTCCAATTCCACTTGTGAATCCTCCTTGAGAAGTAGAAACGCCAGAAACATTTAATTGATTTGTAAATGTGGTTCCAGTGACTGTCACACCAGTGCCAAGAGTTTGAAGTCTCTTTGAAGATCCTTGAGATCCTGCACCAGTTTGATAGTATAAGGAGACATCACCAGCAACAGAATCAACAAAAACTAAATTAGCGCCTGGTTGTGAGGTTATTCTAGTTCCACCATAAGTACCACGAATATAAACATCAGTATATGCGTTGATGTTTAAATCATTTCCAGATGTGGAAATAGAACACTGTGTTCCAAAATTAACAGTATTAGTATTAAAATTGACAGTATTACTAAAAGTAGAAATACCAGAAACATTTAACTGGTTTGTAGATGTAGTTCCAGTGACTGTTACACCAGCACCAGTGATACTCAACCTTGTTATTGCACCACCAACACTTGAAGATAGAGGACTTGTTTTTATGTTTAGTGGACGATTAGAATATGATGCTATTACACTTTCTTCAGCTGCTGGGCCCAGATAATACATTTGTAATTCACTAGAATTACCAAATACCATTGAAATATTATTATCCAATTCAAATCTACTTTGACTTGAATCCCACATTGCAACAGGATTTGTAGCATCATAGAAAATAAGATCATCTCTAAAAGTAGAAACACCAGAAACATTTAAAGTTTCAAGAGAAGTATTTCCTTTTACTGTAAGAGCACTTGTTAAATTTGTGGTTCCTATACCAACATTAGAGAGTGTATGAATACCTGCTGCTGTTGTTATCCACTGAGTACCAATACCACTACTTCCACTGCCAATGCCTGCAGGTCCTTGAGCACCTTGTGCTCCTTGTGCTCCTTGTGCTCCTTGAGGTCCTACATTGGTGATGGATATTGTTCCAGACATCCCACTATGATTCTGACAGATATAATATAAAGTATTAGGTGCATCATATGGGACTGCAAATGTAATAATTCCATTTTCTGTACCATTATTAGTTACACCATTACTGTAGGCACTTCCAGTCCCTGTAACTTGTGCAGTTTTAATCCAAAATGGATGACCAAAAGCACTGATGCTAAACGTGTAAGTGAATCCACGTAATAAATTTAAAGTTGGATCATTTGAACCATCTATGACATAATCACTAGATCCATTATTAGTTACAGAATATAATCTAGATCCAGGTATTCCTATTGCTCCTTGAAATCCTTGTGCTCCTTGATCTCCTTGTGCCCCTTGAGGTCCTTGGGGACCATTGATTCCTGAACCCCCTTGTGCTCCTTGAGCACCTTGAGGACCATTAATTCCCAAATCTCCTTGTGCTCCTTGAGGTCCTATGATACCTTGAGGTCCATTGATTCCAGCAGTTCCTTGAAATCCTTGAGCACCTTGAGGTCCATTAATTCCAGCAGTTCCTTGAAATCCTTGAGCACCCTGATCTCCTTGAGCACCCTGATCTCCTTGTGCTCCTTGATCTCCCTGAGAACCTGCTGATCCCTGAGCACCTTGAGGACCTTGAAATCCCTGAGCTCCTTGAGGTCCTGCAACCCCCTGAGCACCTTGAGGACCTTGTGCCCCTTGAGGTCCTGTCACATTATATAAATTTGTACCATCCCCAAAAGTTGTATAGATTTCATCAAAATTATTATTAATTTTCAAAGCACCTTGATATAAGGTATCTCCAGTGCCATCATTGGGAGATGATCCAGGAAATATATTTTGCTTTCCCATTTTAATTACTCTTTATTTTATTTATTTTACCACAAAAAAAGAGTCCCCTAAGGGGACTCCAATTTATCACTCTTCTGCCAGTCTAGCAAAGTAACTCAAAGTATCATCTTCATCATCAAAAGAGGATGAACTTCTTTGTGGTTGCTTCCCACCAGACTTTCCCTGAACAACTTCTTCAGCAGTAGGACCACGATCTTCATCTTCATCCTCAAAGGATTCATCCTGCTGAACAGGTTTTTTTCCAAGAACAGCTTTCAGACGAGCATCAAGTTGTTCATAAGACTTCATTTTTTCTGCATCAGTAAATTCTGCAAGAGAATAAGTCTTTTTCCAAACTGCTTCCATTGCATCATCATCATCAAACAGAGGTTCAGAACTACCAAACTCTGACTTATCATAGTTCCAGTAACCATCCTTCTTGGTAATTTTAACCTTGAAGTTGGCACCACCCCAGAAATCAAAAGGGTTAATAGGAGTTTCATCATCAAACTCTGGCTTCATGGCAGCCATAACTTTGTCAAAAATTTTCTTACCATACTTGTAAAGGAATACCTTTCCTTCATTTTCAGGATGTGTTTTATCCTGAACAACATAAATGTTGGAATAGTAAGACAGTTTGCGCTTACGATCACGAACAATCTCTTGATTTGCTTTGCTTCCAGTGTTCCACAGTTCCCTGTTTGCTTCGCAGACAGGGCAGTTTTGATTCAATGTGGTCAGACAGTTATCAATAAACCATCCACCAGGACCTTGGAAGGCATGGGTATAGACTTTTGCCCAAGGAAGGTCTTCACCCTCAGGAGCAGGCAGAAAACGAATAACTGCAAAACCATTTCCTGCTTTATCTACCTCAGGTTTCCACAGACGTTCATCTGAAGAACCACTAGAAGAATTCATCTTCTCTACTTCTTGAACCAGTTTAGAAGTCAGAGAGCCAAGAGTTGATTTCTTTTTAAGATCTGAAAAGGACATTAGATTACCTCGGATTACTTGGATTGATTAGATT